TAGTAATGGTGTTTTCAGATGTTTGTGTGTCCACACCTTTATCTACAGATGAGATTGCTAATTCGAGCACCCCACCCGATATTGTACCACTTTCAGAAGTTTGATATATTTTATTATTTAGCGTAGAAATTTTAAATCCTGTTGGAATTGTAGTGCCATCATCACCTGTGAATTGTGCATATCCTGTAGATGGAATGGCAGACTTTCTTATGAGTCCAAAATTCTTTACTAAATCCTCTAATGCACTACTAGAAGCTGTATCTACTGCTCTTGCATTATATAAATCTAATCCGTATAATGACATTTTGTGAAACATGTCTGCCATTTTTTTATTCATATTCATAATTATATTTGCATCTGATTCGTCAAATTCGGGTATTGCAGTTTTAATATCAGTTACTATGTCATCAAGAATATTGTCGTAAGTTTCAACTTGATAACCTGCTGTTGTAATGTACAATTTACCACCTCCTTATAAGCTTATAGTTAAATTAACTACCCCTCGTTCAGTTTTTATTTCTATTTCTATATTCAAATTTCTATCATCATATGCTATACTATTGACAATAGCAGAGACGATTTCAGACCTTTTGCTAACCACATCTAATATTGCATTTTGAAATTCAGCATTGCTAGATAATTTAACATCTAGCAAACCACTGCCATCATCTTGAAACATTGGCATGCCGAAATCTGTACCTAGATACCATTGACCTAGATTTGATTCTAATTCGTATTTTAAAGCTTGTATCATTTCATTATCATCTTTTATTACTACACCCCTACCATTCTCAAGATAAATATCCATATTACCATCAGAATCGAAGGAGGCTTTCAATCCTCTCATATTACCTCCTTATTGTGGTGGCTTTGTAGTACCATCATCGGGACTTACATGGGTATATAAATGTGTGTGAGTCGTAAAGGGTATGCCACCTATTTCAGCCTCTGTACAAGTTATAGTAGCGTTGGTTGCATTAATAGTTGTAGCATTTGTAGTTATAGTGCCATCCGTACCTATTACCACGCTAGTTCCATTATTTATCTCAACCACACCATCTGCTTTGAATACAATCTTAGAATTATTTGCTGTGTTATATATTAAATAATCCCCTATGTTATCACTAGACAGTTTAGATTCTATATCTGCCCTCCAACCACTTAATACTATTGCATCATCCTCTGAGTGTCTTCTGTACACACTTTGATTCTGAGCTTGTCCATAGTAAGATACATTATCTATAGAGGACTCACAGAAGCCCACCACAACCTTGTCACCCACCTTATATGGGATTCTAATATAGAAATCCCCCGTTCTCTCATAAGATACTAGACAATTAGGTATAATAGGCGAGGCGTAATGCTCTCCATTAAATTCTATACTTTCCAAGAGTTGCACTTCCGCTCTCATAGTTGTAGCATCATATGATATTATCTTACCAAGAGCTGTAGTGTGGACATCCCTTAAAGCTTTGCTTATCTTTGCATCTATTAACTGTATTATCTTTCTAGCTTCAATATTTGTCATAACTACCTCCCTGTCACATGATTTTCGCTATCATATATATTAGACACCTCGGATGTTGTGCTTTTTGATTGCTCGATTATCAATTCTGAATACATCTCACTATCAGAAGCTACATGACTACCAGAAACTATTGTGTATTCGGACTCATCTATATAGTCAGAGCCTTGCACTATTATATGCCTACCTTCTGCATAATCATATCTAAGCACAGTTTTGATCTTATATTTCTTAGTATCCCCCTCTTCTGATTTTTCTTCCGTAGGTGAATCAATCAAACTGCCATCCAATGCAGACACCACAATAGCCTCATAGCCCAGTTGGTTTTTAGGGTACATATACACACTATTGTTGCTAAAATGTAATACCAACCCTGCATCTTTTGCTATCTCTTCTAGGCATTCCCTAGCAGGCTTTCGGAAATATTTGCCACCTATATATCTATAAGGAACTCCATCTGTTCTGTTGAGAAAAGATAGATTTCCTACATTCCACCCAGCAGTCTTAATTATATCCTCAGCGACATATGCGTAAGAGACTCTCTGTGCCCATGATTTAGATATAAAATTTCTATTCCATGATGTTGCATCGGGGGTGCATTGCAACTTAGTTACAACGTCTCCCCCATCTTCTTTCTCTACTGTTAAACCATCAACTTTACCAATAAATACATAGCCACTGAACCCATCATATCCTGCCTCTATTGTTAGAGATTTGCAATTCTTTAGATAAGTCAATGACGATTTGGAGATGTTATATAAATCTATTGTGCATTGATTAGATGTACTATCAGCAGAAAATTGACAATTAAAATTTATATCAAAATCTTCATAGCTTATTAATAGTCTAGTATCAGTTTCTATCTTTCTTATATGATTATACGCTTTCATAATAGAATAATTTCACCCCGCTATTGAAGTTATCTATAGTAACTTCCTCATATTCGTAGTCAGATGTGCTAGGAAGAATTACAGCATATATATCAGAACTGAATAGATATGCAAATTTTGCAAACAAATCAATCTCTTGTACCAACTTTATCCCTAACGCCACTGATTCTTCATTTTCATTATATACGTTCATATATAAGTGTCCAGTAGTGTTGTTATAAAAGATTTCCAATATGAGGGTGACGCCACTTTCTGTTGTGAAGGTTTTTTTAATTGACTCTAATTCTAAATTGTCTGTATCTCCAAAATCAAAATAATACATTTAATCACTACTCCCCACAATAAATTTTCCGAGCAATCCTTCCGAGCCACCAACAGCAGTGCCAGCGATAGAAGTCTTTCCATCCATAGTTTTGCCATCTTTAGTAGAGCCACTTTTATTATTTCCACTAGAATATGGGCCACCTTTTTCTGTATTCACTATGTATTTTGTTATTCCTATTGTGCTAAATCTAACCTCTTGCAAATTCATAGAAAATTCAAATCCTTTGGTAGATTCAGACTTTTCAGATATGCTCAAATCTAAGATGATATAATTCGAATACATTTTTCCACGCTTGCCATCGTATACATCACAAAAGTATTTATTTTCATATATAGATATGAGGCTATTCTCTATTCCATCTATATATGATTCTTCTGCTGTCCAATTTCCATTATCATCTTTATTTATATCAGAAACATAGCCACTTATTGCAACTTTATTCGATTGTAAACTCATATTGTCTGTATATTCATATCCAACCTCAGACCTTCTGATTGAGGCTTTGGCTTGCCTTTCTACATTTAAACTTTTCACACCTCTTAAGTAGAGGGTAGAAATGAGCGAAGAAGATAACCCTTCACTATCTTTTTGGTATGCTTTTAAGGTTATCATATCATCCCCCCCTCTGAGATAAAGGCTAAGTCTAGAGTTCTATTTACACTCTTATTGTTTGCTTCAACTATATCCTTTTTGAGTGCCTTCTTGTCAATATAAGTGCCTTTTATTGTAGTTCCATCTATATTCTGAGTTACATAATAATTGTTAAATCCTTTCGAATTTTTAACTTCACTACTATTCGCACTTGCCGGTTTAGGTCTACCCATATTAAAAGCAGAGCCTTGATACATAGGATTTGCATCTAAATCATGGACTATGTGCATACCTTTATTTTTTCCTCCAAACCTCTCACTCAGCCATTTTGCACCTTCAACCATCTTATTGATTGTCCATATCAACAATTCTATAGCTTTTATGGTGATTATTATAGGGGACATTATTGCTGTCATTAATACTGCAAACACATTTTTAACAGTGTCCATCCCACCCATTGCATTGAATAACTTCATAAATTCTTCCCTAATAGTCTTAGTAGATTTCCATAATATTTTTAATTGCTTTACTAACCCACCTGTAATACCCTTTCCACCATGAAATACAGTCCATAAGTCTTGTACTATTAATCCTATAGCCAATACTGCTATTGTGATTGGCCAAAAGGCTGTGTTAACCTGTATTCCAAAGAGTGCTAACACTCTACCAATAGCCCCAAAGAACCATTTAAAAGGTGTCAACATCTTAGCAAATCCAGTTTTCATAAATTTAGGCATTTTTCCAAACCATTTTTTGAATGGAATAAACATAGTAAGGACTCCACCATTCATATTTTTGGCAATTTTTCCCATACCTTGCTTTGTGAATAAATCCCCCAATCCTATCATATTAAGTATAGGGCCTAGCAGTCCATTAAATAGAGTTCCTAGCATTGGCATTGCAACTCTCATTGCAAGAATAGTTCCTAATATTTTTAGAAGTTCGGGATTTAATTTATTTATAGCATTAAAGAAAGTTGCAATTCCATCGGAAATTACAGCTAGTATAGGGCCTAGTATTTCAATAGGACCACTTATGAGAGGAAAGATTGCAATATAAAGTTTTAGAAATGCAGTTTTTATTCTCATTGCAGTTTCACCTAAATCTGCCATAAGTTCATTATATTTATTTAATTGCTTATAATAAGCACCACTTACAGTTTTACCCATAGCCTTATTTAATCCACCTACGTTTTGCTCCAATCCTTCCATGATAGCACCTAGACGTTCTGTTTCGTTTCCTGTCTTAATAATTTTCTTTTGTGCGTCCGTAAGGACGATCCCCCATCTTTGCATCTGCCCAAATAAACTTAGTGCATCTGCCTTACCGATCATGTTGGCTATATTTATCATATTACCTTTTGTTGCTTTAGGGCCATATACAGCCGAAGCTAAGTCAGCTATTGATTCTAAATTTGCCCTACCTTTTTCCCCACCAAACCAAGCATCTGTATCAATTTGGAATGAAGCTAGTTGTCCTACAGCTAAATTTAGTGACCTAGCAGATATAACACCTTCTTGTGTTACAGCCTGGACATTCTTTCTCGCTTCTGCTAGAGAATTAGCACTAGCTTGTTTAAATTCATCAAAACTTTTAGCACCACTCTTAGCCATACCTTGTACAGTTTTTTCTCTAAATTTCAACGCAGTAGCAAAAAATGTCTCTTGTCTAGTAAGACCTTCTAATTTATATTCATATTCATCAATAGACTTATTAGCCACACTAAATAATACCCTAATCATTCTCATCGTTGCAAATAAACTGATAGCAGACTTTGCCATATTTGCTAAACCTTCTGCACCACCTAGAGCATTGTATTTAGTCTTTCCTAGTAAATCCCGTATCTCTTTAAGGTTAGAAATCATAGCCTTACGTGCAGACTTTTGGCTAGTTAAGTTTGATAATATATCCTTGTCTATCTTTAAAGATTGTGCTTTAGATTGAAGCGATTTGAGTTGCAATCCATGTATTCCTGCTATGACAAGTCTAGTAGATGTTAGAACTGCCGCATTGAGTCTATTTACTTGATACCCATATGGAGAAGTCCCATAAACTGCATTACCTTTTTTACCTTTAAAAGCAGGGTCTACGCCACTTCCATGAGCACTAGCCATACCAACCCCAGACTCTTTGGATTTAGCTTTAACCTTGTCGATAGCGTCACCTATTTTGTTTATTCTGCTTACAGCTTTGAAGGTTCTTATGCTGTTTAAATTCTTATTAACCATGTTGACATTTTTGCTAACATTTCTAACCATATTTGTTACGTTATTTTTAAAGTTAGTAACTTGACTATTGGCACTTTTAAGACCAGCTAAATTCATATTTAAACTTACTTTAAACGCCAAGTCTCTTATAGTTTCTGCCATGATTCACCACCTTTATTCTAAAAAAAATAAGGGCATCTCTGCCCTTTATTCTGTTGTCCTATTATCATTTGTTATTAATATGTATGCAAAAGCTTCATATAATTCATCGGGAGACATTTCATTAGCTTTGTCTAAACCAAATGCCTCGCCAACTCTATATATAATCAATTCCTCTGGTGAATTGTTGAGATTGTGCTTATACCTATCAATATCAATGATCTCTTGACCATAACCATTTTTTAAGGTATACTTAGGCTTGGAAATTTTCTTGAAAGAAGTTGTACACATCCATAAGTGTACTCACCTCAATCTTCTCTTGAAAGAGATTTGGTATCTGCATAACTTCTTTATACTTTAGATCATCTATATCTATTTTTTCTTCTGAAAGAGCTAGTATAGAATCTATCATACCCTCTGTATTAGGCCTTAGAATTACACTTGAAGGGTCTTTTGGGTCTTTTTCAATCTTAGCTGATTCAGCTATTATTTGCAAAGACTTCTCTGCTGTTATTCCTTTGAGTACAATATTTCTTTCGCCTATTTTTATCTCTATTTCAGATGGCACTTTACAGATGCTGTTTATATCATTTTGAGGTATTATAAGCTTGCATATATCCCCTATATATCCAGCTATGTCTACTCCACCATCTAGAGTTGTATTTTTTGATTCCATTTTAATTATTTCTCTTGTAGATGGGATTCTCATGGCAAGCTCGCTTGTACCCACCATGAAATCCATATACTTTTTCTCATTAAGTTTTAATTTTGCAACTACTCCCATATTCTATATATCCTCCATCCTTTTTAATACATTCTTAGTTTTTCACATATGTATTCAAACTCTACCGTTCCGACTTCTTTTGCTCTAGTGAAGTCTGGCTTTTTCTTTAGTTTACAATTTATTCCCAATGCTTTACCATTTAATGTATTGGGGTCAAATATTGCAATCTCGTATGGTATTTTATTTTGTAGTGCCAATGCACTTAAAACTTCAACTGAATCCGAGTTGTGCATTAATGTAAACTTTATAGTTCCACTTTCATTTGGATTTTCGTTAAAAGTTCCCATTCCATCATTTGAAACTGTCAATGTGTTCTTATCTTCTACAAATGCACACTCTACGAATGTGTCAGTTCCGAATCCCTCTATTTGTAACCCACTCACTATGCAAAGTATCTCTTTTGGATTATAATTTTTAGCCAATTTTTAAAACACCTCCATTACTTGTTGTATTCATTGATTATAACGATAGTATAAAATTGATTTCTACGCTATGAACAGATCCCTGTATAGTTGCATCCACTTCTATTCCAGTCCATTTTCTGTTAGCCTTGTCATTAGTTAAAAGATCATCTGGCGATGGAACTGTTATAGTAGTTTCCTCAGCTACTAAAATCCCCATTGTGTCCGCCATATTTATGACAGTTTGGATTGCATTTGCAATCAACCCTTGTCCTATGGCAGTAAATGGAACTTTATCTCTATTCATAAATAGAAGTGCAAGCTCTTCTTGAAGTCTATATTTTAGCCAGTATTTAGCTCTAGTTATGTCAAGATATCCACCATTTGTAGCTGTTCCCTGTTGAGTTATACCTCTACCATACTCTTCTGTGAATATATTAACAGAATCTGCTAGTAGTAAAGTTTCGTCTGCCCCATCATATTCATTCACAACTATAGTATCTGGAGTTTTTAAAGCCCATGTAGCCGAACCTGCATCTTTTGGAGCCATTAACCCACAAATTCCACTCGCTAGGTATACTTGTGCTCCAGCCTCAGTTCCTCTATGAGCAAACACTCCTGTATTTTCTGTAGCCATACCTTGAGCCATTGATATTATATTTGCTACAGTAGTGTCGTATGTAGGTGTACATATACACATTCTATCATTAGAAGCACACCAAGTTGAGATTGCGATAAGTTCTGCTGTTGTAAACCCTACAGGTACTACAAAGAAGAAGTCCCTTCCTGCTACTGTATCTAAAGAGCCTGCTACATCTAAAGTTTCCAAATCCCCAAATAAGGCTACAGTTTGACTTTCTTGTGCCAAAATAGCCGATATGGATTTATAAGCTTCATCCGATGATACTAGAGATGAGAATGTCGCCATTTCATCACCCTCAGAATAGGCAATGTCTTTTTCTTTCGTAAACACCAGTATTTTATTTAGACCAACTTGGCTGATAGCTGTAGTTCTGTCCTCAAAACTGATTTTGATTATTTCTGCCATTTATTCCTCCCTTATTAATTATTTATATTTAAGTCTATTCCATCAATCGAAGTTGCATAGTCTGCTTGAGAGATTAATATGTCACTAGTATTGAAGTCTATAGAGAAATACCAACCAACTACAGCTCTGTCATTTTCTTCAATCATACTTTGAAATATTCTAGATAAACTCACCACTTCTATGTCACCATTTAAATGCTTTATATAATCATTAGAATAATATCTATGAATTTTATTAATCGTATTGAAAATTTCAGAAGATGAATCTTTGTCTGCAAATATACTAAATCTATATACAACTCTAGGAATGATCTCAATTTGTCTTTCTAAAAGGTCTAAGTCTTCTCTATATTCATATTCGCCTGCATAATTATATTCATTATCAGAATAGCCAACTATGCCATGAATAATCCTAGGAAAAGATAAATTCTCTTGCTTTATACTATAAAGGGTGTGTTCGGCTAATATTTGAGTGTCTGAAATCCCAACCTTATCTACTAGCTCATTGTAAAAGCTTACGCTAAGTTCATTTATATCTATCATTAACTCACCTCTAGTCCAGCATAGAATATTCTAAAGTCGGTCAGTCCATTTTGGTATGGTCGTTTTCTAGTGATTTCATATCTATCACCATCAAAGTCAAACTTATCTCCAATCTCAACTTGCTCTGCCTCTTTGTTCAATATTCTAATTTTTAATAACCCCCCCAATGAATTTCCAATTCCAACACTATCCATATCTTCTTTTTTTGCATTGGTAACAGTTAGATATGTAGTGAAACTTGAATCTACATTAACAGGAATACCACTTACTATTGATTGAGAGCTTCTATATATAGTATATTCAACCTTAGTCTCATCTAGTAAAGTTGCCATATTAAATTCCATTATTTCAACCTCCTAGACTTGATAGCGTTATACATTTCCATAGTGTCTTTGAGTGGCAAAGCATGACCTTTTTTAGCAATAGTAGAATCTGCAAGTTTTACAAATCTACCCATGTTGATTCTATGTTTGATCTTATCCACCATCTGATTCATCATGTCTACCATAAACACATTAGGGTTATTCCCTCTTTTTAAGTTAGCAATAACTTGCCTTTGCATCCATTTTTCATTGCCAATGTAAGTAGGCTCTACAAATGGTCTTGATGGAACTCTAGGATTAGGTAATTCATTATAAATTCCCTTTAGAGTAGCTTCGGGGTCTAAATCTCTAAATAACCCTGTAGCTATTTCAATTTCAACAATATCTCCCATAGCCAATATTTCGTTTAGCTTGCTTTGGTCATCTGTAATCTCAACTGTAACACTATCCATTAAACCCACGCCTTTTACTAGAAAAGAACTTCTTAGGTTTCTCTCCAGTTTCGACCTCTAATAATTCCCTTTCTAACATCCTCAGCGCCTCATACAGCTCAGTTGCACCTTTGAAGGTCTTTTGCATATCATCTATCTTTACACTTTGTAATGGAGAGGCTATTGCTATTTTTATTTCTTCAATATTCAACTGTATCTCTTCAACAGTCCTAGCCATTTAACACCTCCTATACTTTTTTTCTAAATTGAGTTATCTTTTTCGAGTAAGCTCTAACATAACTTCTTATCTTTTGACTTAAATTAGATTTATTAATGTCCAAGTCGGCTTCTAATTTAATCATATCAGCAGATATGTCTCCTACATTATATTTAGCTAAGATAGAATGGAATTCATTTCTTTTTTCTATCTCTACTAATTCTAGCCTTTCTTGTTCTTCTCTAAGTTCTGTTATTTTTGAGATTATTTCATCACAAATATACTCTTTTGAACATCTAGCCTTTATATATTCAATAGCATATGAATTAACTATCTCTGGGATTCTTAAAGCCCTTTCTCTGTCTAACTCATCAATTTTAGATTTCAAATCCATTATTTCAGACATATTCTTAGATATTTGTCTATTATTTTCATTGATTATTTTATTCTTTTCTTTCATTTCAGACTTTTCCTCATCTGATTGCTTTAGTACAGTTTTCTTTTTTATAACTTCTATTTCAGCACTTCTATTCTTATTTAATTGCTCTAGAGTTTTATTTCTAGATTCTTTTTTATCTATCTCAGACTGAAATTCACCAATCTTATCTGCCAATATTTCAAAAGGGAGATTGGCAACGTCCTCTTCTGTCGCCTTTATCTTTTCTTCTAATATTGCAATAGTTTCGCTACCATCCATTTCTATACCTAGCTTGGTAGCTTCTGCAATAAGGTCATCTTTTCTTGCCATATATCCTCCTAAAAATTAGGGAAGGAGAAAACCCCTCCCCTTATTATGTTAGCCTAGTATTGTAGATAGGTCTGGATTTTGGTAAGTTGCATTACCGATGTACATTACTGCACCTGCACCCTTTTCAATGATACCCATTCCTGTTTCATATACCATAAACTCGGCTCTATTATTTGTTCTAACTACTTCAAAGTTGTTAAACTCTCTGATAAGTCCTCTCATATCTTCCTTTTCTGCCTCTTTATGGTACAAGAAGAATACTGTAGGGTCAAAGCAAAGAACATAGTTATCTGGGAAGTCAGTTTCTGGAATTGTTACATAAGTTGTACTTCCGATTCTTGGAGCGAAATCGCTCGAAACTTCGACAAGTTCATTCTTTCTAACTTCATCATACGTGAATTGATCTTCATAGTTAGACCAAGTATTTTCATTGGCAACAACTACGAGTCCATTTCTACCGTAACCTTTCGATCTTACTTTTTTAGTTATTTCTTTGATGATTTGGTCATCCATTGCGGCTTTACCGATGTAGTGAGTTTCAGCATTAGTAAACGTTTTAAGTCCATTTGGATATGGGACTAGTTGGTTAGCTGTAGCAAATGCAGAAGTATCTCTCCAAAATGAAGGCGTATGCTTTGATTCATCTGTAGGTAGCGTGATAAGTGCATCTAGAGCTAACCCTCTTAGTAATTTCTTATAAGCATCATAAACATCTGATATGATTTTATCTACTATCATTTCTTTATTTTTCTTAAACATTTTTCTGTCTACTTCCACAGCACAATCGTAGTCGTCATATGGAATAGTAAATTCTTGTAGTACAGGTTTGAATGATTTACCCATTGTATCCCATGCACCTTTTTTGAAGCTTGCTCTTGAGTACATTTCTACATGAGTTGCATCCGAACCTCTTCTAGTTACCATTGAGAATAGTGGGTCTAGAGTTTCAAGGTTATTTATTGCAATCATCATTACGTCTATCTTTTCGAATAAATCTAAAGCCTCAAACCACGCTTGTAGATCATTAAATGTTGCCATTCCTAGTTTTTGCATCACTGGAGCATCTGCTGTTAAATCTTCTAATACTCTATGTGATAATGAATATTTAAATGCCATTTATTCCTCCTTATTTAATGTATTTTAATTACGCATTAATTAGCGGTCTTATTGCAAGACAAGCCATGTTAGATGTAGATGTATTAGCTACTGAATCAGCAACATAATAACCAACAACATACTTAACTGTACCAGCAGTATCTGAAAACTCTCCTGCTGTATCAGACAAATAAATTGGTGTTCCTGGAGCTTTTGCAGTGTCCATATACACAAGTGCATCTCTAACTGCTCTGAAAGTTTGATTTTCATCAACTTTAGCATATTCTCCAGTTGCGAATCCAACATATCCTACAGGTGGAAGAGTACCATCCGCAGACGATGCTTTTGCACCTCCAGCAGTAACTACCTCACCTCTTTCTAGTGCTACAGCAGACACGATAGGTATACCTTGCCCCATAACACCTTCAAACCAACCAGCTTCATGTGAAACTGAAATTATACTTAGCTTAGCCATTTCTACCTCCTATATTATTTTTTTTTAAATAGATTTCTGAACGTTGATAATGTCTCAGATTTTTTCTTATCCTCAAGTTTGATGTATTCTTCTGATTCATTCAGAGTTAGCATAGCTTTTGCTATCTTGTCTCTATCATCTTTTTTGATATACCCATCATCCTTGATTAGTCTTTCTTTAGCCTTAGAAGACACTTTTTCGATCAACTTCTCAATAGAAGCAACATCTTTGAAATTCTCTAAATCTTCCATGTCAATCCCATACTTTCTGACTACTTCTTCTTTTTTAGATGCAATAACTTCTTGCTCTTGTAGTTCTAATTTTTTCTTAATTGACTCAATGGAATCTTCAATTTTATTAGGCTTCGTTTCTTCTTTGACCTCTTTTTTAATCTCCATTGCCTCGCCTAAAGCTAATTTAATCTGTTCTTTTATGTTTAATTGCTCTAAGGTTTTTCTAACTTCCTCAGATACAAGTGTTGCCACGTCTACCTCTTTCTCTTTCTCTTTCTTTTCGATTACTTCTTCTTCTTTTTCCTCTATCTCCTCATTAAGATAATAAAATTTATGATTTTGTAACTTTTCCATCTATATCCTCCTTACTAGTATTTAGCTGTTCTTTATTTCCTATTGCTTTTGTTTGTAAAGCATTATTATTTACGTTTGTATTGTCTTTTGTCAAATCTTGCCTACTTGCAAAAAAGCTTCTTATTTTCTCTTTTTCTCTGTTTGACAATTCTGGCATATACCTACTCCATATCCATTCATCATCTATAAGACCAAGATTTAATCCTAGTGTTCCAGTATTAAATACTTTTTCTAGGTCATAAGGTAGAATTTCTACAGGTGGTATAAGTGATTCATCTGTCAATTCTTTTCCATTTATCTCTAATAGTAGCTTTGCTATTTTATTCAGTGATTTCTTAGCATATGCTGTTATAATTCTAGCAGTTGCTATAAATTCAGAAGATGCCACTTTTGTAACAGCAGAGGAATCTGTACCATACATCCTTTCTCTCAATGTAGGTGTAGTTAATCCGCCTGTCTTGTATATGTCATCTCTTTTATAATTTCTATGGTTATCTAAATATTGTAATTGCATATCAGCAGTGGTGGGTTTAAATTCCTCCTCCCCTTCTAATCCCACAATCTCACCTGCACCAAATGTAGCATCTGACCAATCTCTCATAGTATTTTGTATAACATAAACTGGATTGGAGTGCATATTAATTAGATTTTCAATATTGGTGTTGAGGTTGTCTAATTGCAACTGTGGTTCAATTAATTTACTAGCCAAAGGTTTTTCATTTTCAGAATACCCTTTAAACTCTACTACAGGTAACATGCCATATTTTTCAAAAGGATTTTCTTCTATCTTATCTACCA